ACCTGGTGTCACACCGTCCCACCCGAAACGGATATCAGCAGCGTAGTAGCCACGCACCGACACCCCCACCTCAGTTGCCGGTAGTGACACAAACGTCTCAAGCGCCGGGAGGGTGGCAAACAGTTCGTCCCATTCGATCGCTTCGCCACCAACCCCAATCGACTGTGTCACCGCCCGTGTCAAATGCATGTGTGCACCCGGCACACCATCAGCCGACGAGTCGATCAAAGTGTCGATGATCTCCCGAATGATGATGAGCTGCTGATCAGTGTCGTCGTCGTCGTGGCGGTGACGATACTTCCACAACCAATTCAAGCGGCGGAGAGAGTTGGAATCCATCAGGCAATCGGATATTGGGCGTGGAATGAAATGACGTCACCGGACGCCCACACGCGTGGCCCGTCACTGCGCAACACCCCCGACCCGGACTCCCCCGCAGGCACCTCGAGAGACGATCCGTGGAAGTGCGCGGTGGTGGATGAGCGGAGCAGCACCGACCCGGCCAGCATCCAAGGCGGAGTGATGTCGCGGGCATGGTATCCGCCGATACGTGTACCGAGACCCGACGAGGTGGATGCGGTCAGTCCGACACAAGCCACCGGGAGTGTGACGAAATAGTCACCCGACCCCGGATCGGACAGTACCCAGCGGGCCCACACAAACTGTACCGCACCAACCCGGTATTGGCCACCTGCCACAGCCGACACAGTGGCATCCGCCGCCGTAGCCTCCAACGTCGGAGTCCACGCCACCGACGCGTCCTCATCAGGAAACAACGCTTCCCCGTTGTCGCGAATGTCCTGGTTGAGTTGCGCCGCAGTGAGGACATCAGTCGCTACCCAGGTGCGCCACGGCAGAAACGACATGTGATCCTCCTATGCCAACAGGTCGGTGCCGTCAAGCACCGAAGTGTCCAAGATGAAAAAATCGGCGGTTTCGAGTGATGATAGCGGCGCCAGTTGCAGCGTCGTGGTCCAATCCTGTGGGGCGATCTCGTGGGTGATGAACTCTACGGCACAGTCCTGGTCGAGACTGTCGCCACCCGGCGGGGCGTGTTGCACCGTGACTAGATCCCGAAGCTCTATGGCAAGGATCTGCGACATGAGGGAGGTGTCCCGCATCGGCTTGAACCGTAACCCGGTCACTCGGAGCCGCTGCTCACCGAAAATGATCGTCAACCATTTCGCCACCGACAACGCCTCAGCGTCGGTACCCATCGGCATCACATCCCGGGTTAGTACCCGGCGGGGAGCAGCCCCGGACGCATCAATCTCGACCTGTGCCCCGTCTTCCCGTTCTACCCGCACCACATTCCACAGATAGTCGTCGTTGTAGGCGAGATCAATGTGCGTGTAGTCGTCGCTGCCGTCAAAAGTGGCGACAGGTGACGCACCGGACGAGGCGATTCGGTTACGGAACGTCACCTCCCCGGACGGTGCCATGAACAGCACCCCGATCTCGGATTCGGCAACATCAAGCAGATGCTGCAACGCCGGCTGCTCCCCCCCAGTTTCCGGTTGTGCAAAGTCGGTGGCCTGGACGGTTGCTATCCCAGCATCCAAGTCAACCAACCCGAGCGGCCACCCGATCGTTGTCAGCACCGACGTGATCCGCTCATCGGTTGTTTCAACATCGTAAGACACCTGTGCCAAATCCTCGAGTTGCAGCGTGTAGAAACCGTCAACGAGCGGCACTGTTACTGTCGAGTCGATGTTGCCGGGTGGTGTGGATGGTGGCCATGCGCGCACCGTGCCGTAAAACAAGGGGTAGGTGACACTGTCCCATGTGGCTCTGATCCGCATCGGGATACCGATCTGGACATCGGGGTAGTAGGGACTCGACGTGTTGGATGGGGTGAATCGGCCGTCCCGGTTGTCGAGAGTGACCGTTGCGGTGCCGGTCTCGAATCGGCCATCGACCGAGGTGCGGCCCCGGCTGATTGTGCCGTCCCGGAAGTAGGCTGAAATGTCGGTCCATCCGAACAGGTCGGTGAGCATCGTGGCACCGAATCCGGCCTCCACAATAACTGTGGGTTGACTCATCCCGCCATTCCTAGCCGGTTGATGTCGACCCCGGCGGCCCGGACTTTACGCACGAAGTCGTCCCAGCCGTACACGTTGCCGATGACGATCGGTGGCTGTGTGGAGCCGCCTGCCGGGGTGACCCGTTCCCCGTCTTGGAGCATCGCCAACCCTTCACCGCCCGGTGTCGCTGCCCGGAACATGCCGCCGTTGTGGAAGGTCGGTATGTCTGGCACGTCCCATCCTTTGCCACCGATCCCGGGTATCCATGACGGGATAGTGAACGACAGTTTCCCGACGGTCGAGTTCCACACGTTGGCGATGGCGTTGAATGCGGAGACAAAGGGGGACTTGATTGTGTCGGCCAGGCCGCCGAAGAACCCACCGATTTTGCCGGGGAGCTCGCGGAAAAAGTCGATCACGGCACCGAACTTCTCGACTACCCAGTCCCGTACGACGGTAGCGCCGTCCTTGATCGGGCCCCACACGGTCACGCCGATCGTCTTGACGGCATCCCACATCTTCCCGGGGAATGCTTTGAACCAGTCCACAAGCGCCTGGAACTTGTCGACTACCCAGTCCTTCACTGCGAGTGCGCCGTCCCTGATCGTGTCCCAATGTTTGATGATCAGGCCGGGTAGCGTCCAGTTGAGGAACAGATTCACGAGGAAATCAACGACGGTTGACACGGCTGATTTGATGCCGTCCCAGATCTTTGTCGCCACCTCTTTGATGGCTTCCCATGCGGCGGTGAGGAACTCTTTGATCTTGTCCCAGTTTTTGACGATGATGATGACTAGCGCGACAGTGGCAGCAATCAGAAGCACCCACGGGTTGGCCGCCACAAGCTTCGACAGGGCGGAAAACGCCCGACCGATTTTGCCGAACGACCCGATGAGTTTCCCGCCGATCCACAGCGCAGGCCCGACTGCGGCGACGATCGCCCCGATACGAACGATCCACTCTTGCGCCGCCGGTGACAGGTTCTGAAACCAGTTTGCGAGCGTCTTCAACCCGCCCGCCAGTTTCGAGACGACCGGGATGAGGAACGCACCGATCGATTCGCCGGCATCCCCGAGAGCGTTCATTGCCTGCTTCGCCTGACCCGTCCCGGTCTGAGCCATCGCCTCAGCAGTACCACCGAACTGTCGCTCCAACTCACCGAGAATGACGGCTTGAGCACCGGCAATGTCGCCGGCCTCCACCATCGACTTGACCATGTCCTTCTGCTCCTGGCTGAACGACACACCGGAGCGGGTGAGGGCAGTCATGCCGGTGACAGGATCATTCAATGCCTTGCCGAGTTGGATCGCGGTCGACTGCAGGTCGGTGCCTAGCTTGGCGGACATGTCCAACCCGAGACGGGTGGCGTCGGTGAACACGTCGCCGGTGACGTTCCCAAAGGTGAGCAGCACCGACTGATACTCAAGAATGTTCTCGTCCCCAAACGTAGACGACTCTTGGAACGCCGACGCCTGGGCCTTCAACTCGTCCAGTGTCGTCCATCCGGCCGCCGCCATCGAATCATACGACGACTTGAGCAACACCTCAGCGTCCTCTTGCGCACCCGCCAAAGCAAACAAACCACCAGCAGCAGCCAACAACGGCAAGGTAGCTGTCTTGGTGAGCGTCGCCCCCGACGTCGCCATCTGCTGCCCGACACGATCCAGCTTCCCCGGCACCTCCCCCAAACCCGAATCGAGTCCCGACGAGTCAACCCCGAGGGCAACAACCAGCTCAGCTATCGTCGCCATCGATCAACCTCCGAACGCTTTCCGAATCTTGGCGTCCACATCTTCCTTACGCTGATCCCATTGTGGCATGAAATCCTCCGGGGGCTTTCCCTTCCCCTTCGCCGCCCACATATTATGGACCAATGCCGCCATGAGTGCATGAAGAACGTCGTCGTGTGCCGACCCGAGCGGACCATACACCTGCTCATATGCTGCCCATTCTGTCAGCTCCGACGACGAGACCCGAGCCAGCATCTCCCCGACCGTCATCCCTCCGAGGTGGGCGGTCAGTCGGAAGTGGAAGGCTCGCTCGGGTCGTCTCCGAAATTTTCCACCAACCCGTCGTAGTCCTCTTGCGACAGTGCCGACACGGCCACAATCTCGTCACGCAACCGGAACAGCGCCGACGGCACCTTCAGGAACAGCAGTTTGGCGGTGCGGTCGTCGAACAGGCGGTTCCCTTCACCGTCGAGGACACACTCTGTTGCCAGCCGTGTCGTCAACTTGTCGAGCAGCTTCGAGTCGGCGTTCTTCTGCTGCATCTGTGCCACCGTCGCCTCAAACAGGTTCCGCAACGAGCCGGACATTTCCCGCACGACGACACTGCCACCCAACTCCGGTACCGGCACCGGTTTAGTGCGGATCTCGGCCGTCTCGAGCACACGACCGATGTCGTCCTTAGAAAGGGTCACGAGCTCGCCGGCGAATGAGCAGGCTTGCCGCTGATCTTGATCGTCACCGACGCTGAAATCTCGCCATCGACCGGATCCTCACTCGACCAGCCGGTAACGATCCCGGCAAAGTCGGTGATCGCCCCATCGGCATGGGTGATCATGTAGTCACGGGGCTGCTCATCGTCGTAATAGTCGTCAAGTAGAGACTGGTGGGTCACCTCCGACGGGTCCCAGTTGAGGTCAAACGTAACTGATCCACCGTCCCGGACACCGCCGATGAACTCCTTGAACTTGTCGGGCGAATCGTGTGCCGTCACATCGATCTCTGACTTCGACATGCCCGGCCCGGAAATGTCTGTCACGTTGGCGACGTCGGTGAACGTCGGAGACGACGCCATATCGGATCGTCCCAACGCGGCACCGAACGCATCTATACCGGCCATATTTGGCTCCCTTGCTGGTGGCTAGGTTTCTTCAGTCGTCACGGCGAAGCGTATCACGCCATGCCGAATCTCGGGGTCAGGGTCGTTGAGGGTTTGCTCAAATTCGTGATGCACCATGACCGCGTCATGCCCCGTCACCGTCAATGTCTGATGGTCGAGTACGGCTGTGATGCGGGACATGATCGTATTGATCTCCGACATGCCTTGCTGTCCGGACCACACATGTAGGGTGGCGACGTTGCGGCGCCCAAACCGGTCGTGTGCGTTGCGGGGGGTCGCGATCGTCTCACCTATCACCACATACGGTTTGGCGGTTCCTTCCGGCACCCAGTCGTAGACACCGGTCACAAGCGCCGCCAAGGTAGCGTCGCCTGTCAACGCTGTGTAGATCGCGGCTTGGATGGGACCCATCGCGCTTTCAGCCACTGAGCACCTCCCGGAACCGTTCCGGTAGGCGTGCCCGCTCCATCTCGGCGGCGGGGAGCGCAGCCGGTTGGGCTGGCTGTTTTGAGGTGCCGTGTTCGGTGAACGACCCGTACCATGTGGCAGGGTCGAAGTTGCCGACCTCGGCCATCAACCCGGAGTTGCGGATCTCGATCGAGTCGGCATACCGGCCGGTGTCCCTGGCCGCCGCGGCGCGCCAATCGGCTTGCACCGCTTCGGACCCTGCCTGGACGGCGGCTTCGATCCCGGCCCGGTACTCTTCGAGCTTCGCCGAGAAGGCAGCTTTCACATCTTCGACGCCTTCGAGCTTCACTGTGATCTCCATCAGGCACTCCTCGCATTACAGCACGGAAACACCCAATAACGTCGAACGTCGTAACCACATTCAGGACAAGAACGCGTCTCTGGAAATCTCATGCCGGGCACCCACATAATGACCCAATACGCGTGACAATGGCAAGTCAAAAAGAAGGGGTCGACACGGTTGCCACACTTTGTGATTTCCATCAGGCCAGCTCCTCCCGCTCACACATCGCCTTCAAATAGCGCGGCGAGCTCGGGACAGTGGTTGACAGCACCCGATATATTTCCCCGGTGCCGGCACTGTTCGGGTCGACGCCGGTCGGTGCCAACTTGTCGTTACGCAGCACACCCGCATCCGTCTCACAATAAATGTTGTGACTATGGTCGCTCCCCAACTGTGCCGCGGCGAGACGTTCAGCACCCGTCGACTGGTCGACTTTGCACACAACCGACCCCTGATCAACATAGGCGACCGTGTAGCCACCCGACCCGTCCGGGGTTTGCGACTGCCGCCACACATGCAGCGACCGGTTCAACCAATGCGAGATTGCGCTCATAGCGTCATGTCGTCCAATGTCTCAGTCTCGAGCGGTAGGTAGCCTTCCATTTCAAGTGTTTTGTGGCCTGATACGCCGGCGGCGCGGCGAATGATTCGGCGGTCCTTCGGGGACATCATCCCACCGGCGGCCCCGACTGTGAAGGTGCGTTGATGATCCCCGAGGCCTTCCTGGCTGATTCCGTATGGGTTCCCGATGGAGCGATTCACGACACGGGCACATACTGCGGCGATGGCGTCTGGTGGTGCCGTTTCGCCTGAGTCGACTCCCCAACTGTCGGCCCCCGAGTCGGCGTCGAGCATCATCACGTAGTCGACAATTTCGGCTGATACGTCTTCGATGAACGCCACGATCTGTGTCGTGTCCCCGTCCCCGTACCGGTCTGTGTAGTCGGTGGTGGTGATGAGGGCCATCATTCCTCCGATGCTTCGGCCTTGAGGAGGGCGGTCGCAGTTTCGATAAGGTGATCCATGTCCAGCTTATCGAGAGAAAAGCTGGTCTTGTCCAGCTTGTTCAGCTTATCGAGGGAGTAGCTCGCCTTGTTGGCAGTGACGTGTAGCTCCTCTTCAACCTTGGTCAACGCTTCGAGAACATAGGCGAGATCGTCGTCGACGCCTAACCATCGTCGTAACCTCCGCTTGATAGGTACCATCACTCCTCCTCGGGATGTTTCGCCCTACGGTGCGACTGAAGCCCAAACTCTGTTTTGGCGACGAACCCGCAATCACAGACAAACTCTGGGGACGGCACAGGAGGAGCGTCCGCCCCGCCCCCAGAATCCTCAGACACCCAGCCACCCTCGGCACGTACCAACGCCTCCCCGCTCCTGGTGACCCGCCGAATAAGCCGATCCTTCCGCCACTGCTCCTTCGGTTCGCCTGGTGTGTTCACCATCTCGTGATCCTCTCGCTCATATATACATCGCTCCGGGAACCGGGCCGCCAGGAACGCCTCAACCCCGGACCGCCGAAACGTCCCTTCCGCAGACGACAGAAACCCGGTTTCCGCCATGCGCTCCACCTGGCCCTTCGCCCCGGTTTTCACATCGTCGATCACTGCAGAGTCTAGACCGGCAAAGTTGCCGTAGAGGGACCGCCATGAGCACGGCTCCGGTGTTTTCAGGTGTGTCGGGATGCGAGCCTTCTCGACAGGCATCGGAATGTGGACGTCGAACGATTCGGGGTTGTCGAACCCGGCAGCCTGCAACACCTCCAGTGTCGCCGCTAGATAGTCTTCCCAGCCGCCCTTCGGGATGCGTTTACGGCGCCGACGGTACTCGGCGACCCTCGGCACCAACGACGTCTCGTGACGGTACAGCGGGATGCCATCGGGGAACTCGCGCAAAATGTGGTAGTCGTCTTCGGTGTAGTAGAACCAGTCCGACAGGCCATCGAGGGTGGCGAGGCTACGGAACTTGTCCGCAATGTTTCGCCACTTGTCGCGGCCGTCCGGGAACGGGACATGCTCCACGTTCTGCACCCAGCCGGGACAGCCGCCGATCATCCACACTTTGCCGTGCGGCACCTGCGACCAAGACCGCAACGCGTATTGCAGCTCGGGACGGCGGACATGCTCCTGCACAATGAACACGACATCGGGGTCAGACTGCACGATCGAACCCGTAATGGCAAGGCTGACAGACGTTGTATCGGTCCTCCCAATGCTTCGGCACAAACGGCAACCCGCACTCGTCACACAGCCACGCCTTCACCACCTCCGGCACATGGTCGTGCCCCTTCCGGCAGCCGTGACACGGATGCATCGACCACCAGTCCACATGCACCACTTCACGCTTCGGCATTGACCCGTCTCACAATCTCCGACGATGACATGTCGTGATCACGTGGCACGAACACGAGCGTGATCCCCCGATCAGTCAAATCTCGGACGGTCAAACCGGACAGCTCCAAGATCGGTTCACCGATCCAATCCGACCCCCACACCAGATAGTCGGGTTCCACCTCATCAAGCAACCCCAACACACTCACCTCGTCACGTTCAACGACCGTGTAACCGAGCGCCGCCACAGCAGACGACCGTTCCCGGTAGTTGAGGAACGGCCGGTGTTTGTAGCCTTCCTGGTAGGCGTCGGTGCCGAGCGCAACAACCACATCGCCCAATACGGCGCAGCGTTGGAGGAATTCGATGTGTCCATAGTGGAGTATGTCGAAGCTGCCGAGACAGAGGACAATCACGAACTGCTACTTTCCTCCGTCACCTCGGGGGCGACAGTTAGCCATCCGAACGCGAAGGTGTGACGGGTCGCGTTAACTGTCGTCACCAACTCCCACCGGTAGGTACCAGGCCAGATATCTAGATCCTCATCTGTGAGCGCGACGTCAACAAGCAAACCGGAACCTCCCAACTCGGCAGACAGCCCCGTTTTCTCGATGCTGCCGTTGACGGCCCGGAACACAATTTCGGTGAGGTCCTCGGGTTCGGCGGCTGTTTCAATATCGACCTGAACATCGAGTGCACGGTTCGCAAAACCAAACAGGTCCTGGGGACTCAGTGCGTTCATGACGATCCTTTCACCAGTTGCGCACCTAGCTTACCTTCTACATCCACCGGCACGAGTGCTCCACCTGCCCCCACTGGTACATATGCCCCGTGAACGAGTTGGAGCCGGAGGATTACTCGACCGAGGTCAAGTGTTGCGGCGGCTGTCGCTGCGGATGCTGTCGCCGTGATGATGGACTCGGAGGATGCGGCGACGGTCGCCGCGGCCGTAGCCTCCGGTGCTGTGGCGTTGACTGTGACGGAGATGGTGTCGCTGACGTTCACGGTGGCTGCGGCTATGGCTTCGGGTGCGGACGCGGCGACGGTCACCTCGGCTGTGGCGTTGATCGTCGCGGCGGCGGTCGCTTCGGCCGCGGTGGTGGTGACTGTGATGTCGGCTGTCGAGTCGACGGTGGCGGCCGCTGTGGCCTCAGGGGTGGTCGCCGTTACGGAAATCTCACTAGTCGCGTCGAGGGTTGCGGCTGCGATAGCTTCCGGTGCCGATGCGGTGACCGTGATTGCGTTGGTGCCGCCGACTGTGAGGGTTGCAGCTGCGGTTGCCTCTGGTGCTGTTGCCGTGACGGTCACCTCAGAGGCGGCGTTGATCGTCGCCGACGCGGTGGCTGTGGGGGCCGCGGCGGTCACCGAGATCTCGCTTGCCGCCTCCACTGTCGCGGCTGCTGTGGCTTCTGGGGCTGTCGCGGTTACGGTGATATCTGCGGCCGCGTCGATGCTGGCGCTTGCGGACGCCTCTGGCGCCGTGACGGTGATGGTGATATCGCTGGTCGTGTCGATGCTGGCCGTGGCTGTCGCCTCGGGTGCGGAAGCCGATATGGTCACTTCGCTGGTCGTGTTGACGGTGGCGCTCGCAGTTGCTTCCGGTGCAACGGCTGCGATCGTCACTTCACATGAGGCGTCAATGGTCGCTGATGCGGTTGCTTCGGGGGCTGTTGCCGCCACCGTAACGTCGGCTGTCGCGTCGACTGTCGCCGCGGCCGTAGCCTCCGGGGCGGTGGCAGTAACCGCAATCTCAGAGGCCGCGTCGATGATGGCCGCTGCGGTGGCTTCCGGCGCCGTCGCGGCAACTGTGACATCTGCCGCTGCTTCGATCGAGGCGGAGGCTGTGGCCTCAGAGGCAACCGCAACAACCGTCAATTCCTCACTGCCACCCGCCGACGCTGTCAACACCGCCACCGTCGCCGCGACCCACCGGAGCGAAAAGCCGGTGGTGAACGCCCCAGGATCCTCGCTCGAACCGGACACCGCCGCGTCGGCGTAACCGTAGGTGGCGCCAGCCGCGGCGGTACCTCCCTGATATTCGGTGTTGCTATACCCGGCCGGGAACCCCGAGAAGGTTTGACGCCCGTCGTCG